TTCAATTAAAATGATCCTTCACCTTTATTTCCAGTTGCTGGCTGACCGCATTGGCAATCAGGCTTGGTTCCACCTGTACTTCTAATTTTTTTGCCCCAATAGCTTAACGGATAAAGCCTTCGCCTTCTAAGCGAATAATTCAGGTTCGATTCCTGGTTGGGGTACAATTCTTTGACGTACTGGTCTTTTTTCGCGTTCTGCACCTCTACGATTTAACGGGTGCGATTAACTGGGGGCGTAGCTCAGTTGGTTAGAGCAGGATGCTTATATCATCAAGGTTACAGGTTCGATTCCTGTCGCCCCTACTCTTGATGTCACAAATTGTGACCGCAAGAAAACACGTCAGTAGCTCAATTGGTAGAGCATCGGTCTCCAAAACCGATGGTTACAGGTTCAAGTCCTGTCTGACGCGCCATGCTTCTGTAGCTCAATTGGTAGAGCAACTGATTTGTACTCAGTAGGTTGAGGGTTCGACTCCTTTCAGAAGCTCTATATAGTCAGGTAGTGGATAGGTAAACGGACTCAAGTTCGGTAAGTTGAAATGGAACAACACTCATTACGGAGACCACAATTGCAGGTTCGATTCCTGCCCTGACTACAAAACTCAGCCAGGTAGTTCAACTGGTAGAATGGCTGGCTTCATGCCACTGAATGTAGGTTCGACTCCTACCCTGGCTGCCAAACTCGGGAGTAAAACACGTCCAAACTCGGGAATTACCCTTGAGCATAATGCCTGATTGTTGATGCAAATGAAGTAAAAATGCATCATTATAGCTGCAATGACAATTCAATGAAGTAAAAAACCATCACGGTTATAAATAAAATGAAAGTAAAACTTTTGTCCATCACTCCCAATGCTGAAGAACACATTGTCGAGGTTGCACGTGTTTCTAGCTCTCGCGAGAATAAGAGGGATGATTATGAGTCTCTCATACGGTATCTGATCAAGCATAAGCATTGGTCTCCATTTGAGCATTCCTACCTGACATTTGAGATAGAGACCAGTAAGGCTATAGCCATACAGCTTTTAAGACATAGAAGTTTTACCTTTCAGGAGTTCAGCCAGCGTTACCAAGACGTGAATCAGCTTGGCGATTTGTTTGAACCAGTAGAACTTCGATATCAGGCTTCAAGTAATAGGCAGTCATCTACAGAATCAGTAAACAACTCGATTCTTGACAACAAGGTGAAGATGGTTCTTGCCGCTTGTGAGCAACTGTACAACAATCTCATTGAATGTGGGGTGTCTAGAGAGACTGCCCGTATGGTGTTGCCTCTTACCACTAAGACCAAACTTCACATGACTGGTAGCGTTCGCTCTTGGATCCATTTCTTAGATATACGAGACGATGTTCACGCGCAGTTGGAGATTCAGTCGGTAGCAAAGGCGATAAAGGCTATATTTGCAGAACAGCTCCCCACCATAGGCAGGGCGCTAAAATTTAATTAACTTCATCACATGAAGAATCTCGTTCTATTCGCTGGCATCGTTGCCGTGTTGTCCTCTTGCTCACCATCTCAGAACGTAGCGCGTAGCACGCGTTACTACAAGCGGAAGGAGATGAACGCAAACGGACCCATGTTTCCAGGTTCAAGGCCTTGCTGTGTGGGCTGCTTGCAAGTACATTTCTAATGTCTACTCTGGTTAAGATAGAAGGTTATAAGGATCTAGCTATAAAGATTGATCCAAACGGTACTGAAGGGGAGGTCGTGGAAATGCACGGCCTCCTTATCGTTTTACCCAAAAGGCCGCCAAAGAACCAGATCTTGTTTCACGACAAGAAGAAGGCAGATCAGTATTGGACTAGACTTCCTGTCCCTCAGGAGATGGCTAAGATTAAAAGTTTTGACGAGTGGAATGAGAAGCCAGAGATGTTTAGGGACAGATACTCTTCGTTTATTGAAAGAGAGTTTGAATACAGGAGAAACGGTGTTTGGTTCTACAACAATGGTGTCCCAACATATATCACTGGTAGGCACTATATGTTTTTGCAGTGGTCTAAAATAGACGTCGGTTTCCCTAGTTATTTTAGCTTTCAACGTGAAATATTTATCCACTTGGCTGCGTGCGAAATCGATCCCCGTTGTTTCGGTCAGCTATATACTAAGTGTCGTCGCTCTGGCTACACTAACATCTGTTCTAGCATACTTGTGGACGTGGGTACGCAGGTTAGCGACAAGCTTTTGGGCATTCAGTCAAAGACTGGTAAGGATGCTCAAGAGAACATCTTCATGAAGAAGGTCGTCCCGATCTTTACCAACTACCCTTGGTTCTTCAAGCCTATCCAAGACGGTACTACCAACCCGCGTATGGAGTTGGCGTTCCGTGAGCCAGCCAAGAGAATCACCAAGAAGAACAAGACGACCACCGTTGGTGACGCTTTGAATACGGTGATCAACTGGAAGAACACCACGAACAACGCATACGACGGTGAGAAGGTCCACATATTATATCTAGACGAAGCGGGGAAGTGGGAGAAGCCTACGGATATCAGAGAGGCATGGAGGATCGAGCGTACGTGTCTGCTGGTGGGTAACAAGATTATCGGGAAGGCTTTGGTGGGGAGTACAGTGAACCCTATGGATAAGGGGGGCGACGAATACAAGCACTTGTGGAATGACAGCAACCCGCAGGAGCGTAACGCCAACGGAAGAACTAAAAGCGGTCTGTACAGAATCTTTATCCCCGCTTACCACGCGCTAGAAGGATTCTTCGACAAGTATGGGGAGGCGGTGGTAGAGAACCCAGAGTCACCAGTAGAGAGCATCGAGCAGGGGATGTTTGTAACTAGCGGAGCAAAGGAATACCTGAAGAACGAAAGGGACGGGCTGAAGCACGACTCCTCTCAACTAAACGAAGTCATCAGGCAGTTTCCATTTACGGAGGACGAAGCATTCAGGGATAGCATTGACGGTAGCCTGTTCAACATCGGGAAAATCTACGAACAGATAGAACACAACCAAGATATGTTCCCAAACCCTGTGGTAAAGGGCAACTTTATCTGGGAGAAGAAAGACGAGAAGGTAGTGTTCTCACCAGACATCAACGGAAGGTTCCGAGTTGCGTGGTTGCCCCCAGAAGAGGAACGATGTGTGGTGAATGAATATAGGGGTCAGCGTGTAGCCCCGTTTGCTGTTTACGGGTGTGGGGGCGTGGACTCGTATGACATCGACGCAACGCTAGACGGAAGAGGATCGAAGGGTGCTATGCATATGTACAACAAGTTTTCTATGAACAGACCTAGCAATATGTTCGTCGTGGAGTATTCCTCTCGACCAGACCTTGCCAAGATCTTCTACGAGGATGTGTTGATGTGTGCGTTCTTCTATGGATATCCATTGCTCATAGAAAACAACAAGTATGGTATCGTAAGGTATTTCGAGAGCAGGGGATATGACGGGTATGTGATGGATAGACCAGACCACCTGCGTTCGTCTTCTTCGCACGTCAACGTAAAGACGAAGGGCATCCCGTCAAACTCTCAGGACGTGATCCACGCGCACGCGCAAGCGATAGAACACTACGTGCATAATCATGTAGGTATAAACTACGAGACAGGGGAACACGGAAATATGTATTTCGATAGGACGCTAGAGGAGTGGATTGCCTTTAAGATCGACAAGCGAACCAAGTACGACTTGACAATCAGTTCTGGCCTAGCTCTTTTGGCTGCTCAGAAGCCGAATGCCAAGCCCAAGGCCGTATTCGATGACAAGGTATTCTTTAGGAAATATAGGGCAATAGGTTGATTACGTATATTTGTGGGGTTACGTTTAGTATCTTCCCATATAATGTACAACAAGGATAAGAAAAATACTGGCGGCTTTCCAGACCCCTTGGCCCCTATGGAGGTAAAGCAGTCGGAAGAATATGGCCTTCAGTATGCCAAAGCGATTGAGAACCAGTGGGGTAAGTTAAACTCAACCGACTCTCTCTTCAGCCGTAGGAACGTGATGTTCGAGCGTTGTAGAAACTATGCTAACGGAACGCAAGACACTTCTATTTACAAGAAGCTTCTGCATACCCTCGATCCAAATAGCAACGACGGCAGCCTTGTAAATTTGGATTATACCCCTGTTCCAATCCTCCCCAAGTTTAATCGGGTGGTGGTGAACAAGATCTTGTCTAGAGACCCCTATCCAAACCTTGAGGCAATCGATCCTCTGTCCTCTTCTGAGAAGAACAAGCGAAAGAAGGTTATCGAGTTGCAAGTTCAGTCTAGGCAGCAGCTTATCCAACTGAAGGAGCAGACGGGCATGGTGCTTGGGATGGAGCCAGAGCAAATCCCTGAGACGCTGGAGGAAGCTGAAATCTTCATGGGGACAAATGTCAAGACGGACGCAGAGGTGACAGCACAGATTGCTACAAACCTCACGCTGTCTTGGAACAACTTCAACGACAACACGTACAGACGTTGTGTCAACGACCTGTCTAGCTTGGGTATGGCTGTAGCAAAGCGTAGCAACGATCCCAACTACGGCATCAAGGTTGACTATGTCGACCCATCTAGATTCGTACACAGCTATACGGAAGACCCGAACTTTGACGACATCGTATACGGTGGCCACGTTAAAAGAATCACAATCAACGAGTTGCGTAGAATCTCCAACGGAAGCCTCGACGAAGAGAAGCTGAAGAAGATTGCTACGAAGGTTCGCAACCAGTATAACAACGATCCGTACAGCATTGACAAGTTCCATTACGACGACAGACTCAAGCGTAACGTATATGGGTACGACGAGTACATGGTTGACGTTATGGACTTTGAGTTCTTGTCTGTAGACAATATGTACTTTGAAGAGAAGGAGAACAGATACGGCAATTCAAACTTCTTCTACAAGGGATTCGAGTACACCCCTAAGGCTGGGAGCGTATACGAGAGAAAGCCTAGCATGATGACGATAACTACTGTCTATGCTGGTAGTTATATCCTTGGGTGCGAAGACTATCTCTTCAACTACGGAAGATCTATAAACGTCCCAAAAAACATCCACGACATCACTAGGGCCAGGCTTTCATATTCTGTGATTGCTACGAACCTGACGAACATGATGCCGAAGGGGATGGTGGACAGCTGTATCGGCTTTGCTGATATGATTCAGCTGACTCACCTGAAGATCCAACAGGCTATTGCCAAGGCAAAACCAGACGGTCTTATCATCGACATCGAAGGGTTGGAGAATGTGCAGCTTGGAAAGGGCGGTGAGATGCAGCCCTTGGACTTGCAGGACATCTACGAACAGACTGGTGTCTTCTACTACAGAAGCAAGAACCCTGAGGGAGGATTCCAGAACCCACCCATCAGAGAGATAAATAATACAATCAGAAACATAAACGAGCTGATTGGAATCTACAACCAATATCTAAGACTGATTCGAGATGTTA